CGCCGGCCCGGCCGTCCGCTTGCCAGTCGCACGATTCGCAGCGTGGTTGGGCAGGTCTTCGATGCGTGCATCGCCGGCGAGCTGGACGCCATATTCGGCGAGAGTCCGGCAGCCGCTTCCAACCGTGAACCTCTTCAGGTATCGCGGTGACACCCCAGCTGCAACTTTTACCACAAGAGGGCTAAGCGATGAACGACTTGTTCCAACGGGCGTTGGCGGCGACGGAAACGACCACGCGAGACGGCGTGCTGTCGCCGAAAGAGGGCCTGTGGCTCGTGGCCGCGTGGCTCTGTCTGGCGGCGGAAGCCGTGTACCGGCTGGCCGATCCGACACAAGAGGTCGATACCGCCGAGTTGACCGACACGCTGACCTCGGCCTGGAACCGGGTGGCGGTGTTGGTCGATGGCATCGAGTTGCCGTTCTGGCTTGGCTACGGCTGGCAGGCGGTGAAGACCACGGTGCCGGGCTTGATTCCGCGTGTGGTCGACGCCATCGCCAAACTCTTGGACGCGGGGGAATGACCCATGATCGAACTGCTCACGAACAACTGGATGCCGATTGCCGCCGGTGCGTGCGTGCTGGCGATCGTCTCGCCGTACCTGGGAGGCGTCGCAAAAGCGGTCGGGCGGTTCGTCCCGGCGTTCGGGAAGGGTGGTAAGCCATCGCAGGATGACCTGGTTCATGCCTATCGGTTGCTGCTCGACAACCTCAGTGACGATCAGGCGACCAAGGCGATGCGAGATCATGTCTGGCCGGCCATCGGAGGGTATCGACCATGACGTTGCGACCTATCCAAGTGCTTGGCATGGTCGGCCTGGCGATCATCCTCACAGCCTGGCTATCGGGCGACGGCGGTGTTCTGCCGGACCCGACGCCGGAGCCGGGGGCGCGGACGGTTGTGGTGGTCGAGGAATCGGCCGACCGGCCGACGTGGCTGGCGACCATCATCCTGTCGTCCGACGTGCGCGACTACTGCGAGAACAAGGGGCACGTGTTTCGCGTGGTCGATGACGACGTGGCGGCGGAGCGGACGCAACCCTACATCGACGCCGCGACCGAGCGACCGGCGTTGGTCGTTGGCAAAGCCGACTACGGGGAGGTGATCGACGCCGTGCCGATGCCACGCAACGCGGCGGATACCATTCAAGCCATCAAATCGGCGGGGGGCTGACATGCGCATCGACACGGGCATCTATCACGCGGTTCCACCGGGCAAAAAGACTGGCTGCCTGCCGCGGGTGAGCCGTCCTGGCGAGTGGTTTCCTCGCGCGGAGGACCGGATCGAGATTGTCCCCGAGACAGACTGGGAGGAGCTATCGCGGACGAACAAGGTCACGCCGTTCGTCAAGGAGATTCTGGACCAGGACGGCGTTGGCTCGTGCGCGACCGAATCCACGGCCGGTGCGGTCATGGCGTGCCGGGCCGTTGCTGGCCTACCGCACGTCACGCTGAATCCGTGGTTTATCTACCACACCACCTCGGGCGGCCGAGACTCGGGTTCGTCCATCGACACCAATCTGCGGTTCATTCAGGAGCACGGCATTGCTCCGATGGCAGTGTGGGGCCGTGACCAAGGCTGGCGGCGGAAGCCGAGCGCGGAAGCCTACGAGGCGGCCTTGCAGTTCCGGGGCATCGAGGTGTTCGACATCGCCTCGGTTAACGAGTTCGTGTCGGCGTTGCTCCGTGGCTTCTTCGTTGTCTACGGGGCGCGTGGGCATTCAGTCGGTGCGAGCGAATACCGTTCTAGTGGCCCGTGGGGGCCGAACTCTTGGGGCACGGACTGGGGCGATGGTGGCTTTGGCACCTGGGTGTCGTGGCGGCAGATCAACTGGGGCTACGGTGCGTGGGCGTTGCGGGCCGTAACCGAATCGGATGGAGGTGGAGCATGAAAGACCAAACCCGCAACCGCACGAACGTCACGCCGACGCAAACCGTGGGGCTGATGCTGCTGGCCGTTGTCGGGACCTGGTGGGCGGTGGGTCACGAGCCGGAGATTCGCGAGGCGGTGGCCGCGCCGCAAGGGGTGATCTCCACGATCCGTAAAGCGGAGGCGATCATCGACCGGGCGAATGAGACGCTGGACGACTTTGAGAGCAAGGGGGTGATCGTCAAGCCGGCCGAACCGGCAGAGCAACTTTCCCTCGTCCCAGATGAGCCGCCCGTCCCGTGGCCGCCTGCACCCGAGTTGGCGGAATGTGCTGACGGGAGTTGTTCGGCGAAACCCGACACAAAGCCGACAAAGCCGACAAAGTCAACAGCCCCGGCGAGTTGCGGTGGCGGGGTGTGCCGGCCGCGTCTCCGACTGTTTCGGAGGTGCCGATGACACTCAATCAACTCACGTCCGACGTGTACCGACACCTGCCGCTGCACGTCCGTCTGCTCGTGTCACACCGCCGGGTGGCCAGGATCGTCCGCTGTGCGATGATGGCCGACCCGGCCAACTACGCGGGCCTGGCGGACGGACGCGGCATCCTGCGGCGCGATGCCGTGGCCCACTACCGGCAACGGGTCGGCAATCCGCTGATCTGGCTCTGGCTGATTAGCCTGATTGTCAATCTCATTTGGCAGTGGTGGCTGGCACAGTGGCCGACGGATGGGCCGATGGACCGGGCGATGGGTGTGCTCTACGAATTGCATCGCGAAGCGAAAGGCAAGGGGTGGACACCATGAGCGACGCCAAGCCGATCATCCAAAGCAAGACCGCCTGGCTGGCCGTTGCCGTGATGCTACTCGGCATCCTGGCGGCGGTGCAGGAATCGCTTGTGGCCACCTACCCGCGTGCGGCGGCGTCCATCGGCGTGTTCATCGGATTCGCCATGTTGGCACTGCGGCTTTTGACTAATCGACCATTGACGACCATGCGTAAAAAATGACTACTGAGACAATTATTGCCGCGGCCGCCGCCATCATCACGTGTGTTATGACGGTGTCTGGGTGGGCTTACTGGATCGGTTCCAAGCTAGCGACGATTGCCGAGCAGTTGCGCGGTGTGAGTGCGTGGCGATTGCAAGCAGAGACCGAACACCTCAGCTTGTGGACCCGACTTGACGAGCACGGAAACCGACTTGACGAACACGGCAGGAGGATCGAGGCGCATACAGTGGAGATCGACGGAATCAAGAGCAACTGCAAGGACTTTCGGCAGTTGCACGAGAGGGGAGGCTCATGATTGGCGGCAACCATGAAGCGTTCACGGAAGCGGGGAAAGGAGCCTGACCCGGCTGCCCGGTCCTACGACCGGATGAAAGAGTCGGCCCGGGACCGCAACCGGCAGATCGCCCAGTCCGGCCGCGACATCGCCCCACTGCCGAAAGTGGCCCACCCCCGGCTGAAGTCGCGGGCCAAGCGGAGTTTCCGGTTCTTCTGCGAGCGATACTTTCCGCTCACCTTCAGCCTTGCCTGGTCGGCCGACCACCTGACGGCGATCAAGCGGATCGAAAACGCCGTGCTCGAGGGCGGGCTGTTCGCCCTGGCGATGCCCCGCGGCTCGGGTAAGAGCACGCTTTGCGAAGTGGCCTGCATCTGGGCCGCCCTCTACGGTCACCGCGAGTTCATCACCCTGATCGGATCGAGCGAGGGGCACGCCGTGGAGATGCTCGACTCGATCAAGGCGGAGTTGGAGGGCAACGAGCTGCTCGCCGGCGACTTCCCCGAGGCCGTCTACCCGATCCAGCGGCTGGAGGGCATCGCCAACCGCTGCGCGGGCCAGCTCTACAAGGGCCGCCGGACCCATATCACCTGGACGGCCAACGAGCTTGTCCTGCCAACCATCCCGCGTTCCCTCGCGGCGGGTGTGATTGTCAAGGTGGCCGGGCTGACCGGCCGGATCCGCGGGATGAAGTTCAAGCGGGCCGACGGGCAGTCCGTTCGGCCCAGCCTGGTCGTGCTCGACGATCCGCAGACCGACGAATCGGCCCGCTCGCTCTCGCAGTGCGACACACGCGAGCGGATTCTGGCCGGGGCCGTGCTGGGGCTGTCCGGGCCAGGCCGGAAGATTGCCGGCGTGATGCCCTGTACGGTGATCCGCCCGGGCGACATGGCCGACCGGATTCTCGATCGCGAGAAGCATCCGCAATGGCAGGGCGAGCGGACGAAGATGGTCTATTCCTTCCCCGACAACGAAAAGCTCTGGGAGCAGTACGCCAAAATCCGCGCCGAGTCGCTGCGGGCCGAGCGGGGTCTGGCCGATGCCACCGCGTTCTACCGCCGGCACCAGGCGAAGATGGACGCCGGGGCGGACGTCGCTTGGCCCCAGCGATACAACCACGACGAAGCGTCGGCCGTCCAGCACGCAATGAACTTGAAGCTCCAGGACGAACGGGCGTTCTTCGCGGAGTACCAGAACGAGCCGCTGCCAGAGGAGACCGACGGGATCGACGAGCTGGGCGTGGACGAGGTCGCGGGGAAGATCAACCGCATGAAGGCGGGCGAGATTCCGCTGGCATGTAACCGGTTGACGATGTTCATCGACGTCCAACAGGCGATGCTGTTCTACGTACTGGCCGCATGGGAAGACGATTTCACCGGCTCCGTGATCCGTTACGGCACTTACCCGGAGCAATTTCGCGACCATTTCCGGGCCGCCGATGCCCGCCCATCGCTGGCCGACGCAGCCAAAGGGGCGGGCGTGGAGGGGGCGATTTACGCTGGGCTGGAGCGATTGGCCGAGGAGACGTTGGCCGTCGACTTCCACCGCGGCGATGGGGCCGTCTTGCGGGTGGAGCGGTGCCTGGTCGACGCCAACTGGGGCCAGTCAACCGACGTGGTCTACCAGTTCTGCCGGCAAAGCAAGTTCGCCTCGGTGCTGATGCCCAGCCACGGCCGCTACGTCGGCGCTTCGAGTCGCCCGTTTTCCGAATACCGGCGGAAGCCGGGCGACCGGGTGGGCCACAACTGGCGCGTGCCCAATGTTCACGGCCGCCGGCAAGTGCGGCACGTGATCTACGATACCAACTACTGGAAGTCTTTCGTCCACTCGCGTCTGGCCGTGCCGATGGGCGACCGTGGCTGCCTCTCGCTATTCGGCGCGAAGCCCCAGCGGCACCGCCTCTTCGCCGAGCACCTCACCGCCGAGTATCGCGTGCAGACGCAGGGCCGCGGGCGGACGGTCGACGAATGGAAGCTACGCCCGTCGGCGACCGAAAACCACTGGCTTGACTGCCTGGTCGGTTGCGCCGTGGCCGCCTCGATGCAGGGCGTGGTCCTGCCGGGCACGGAGTTCCGCAAACCGGCGGCCCCGAAGTCGGCCGCCGACCGCCCATCCCTCAGCGACCTCCGGAACCGATGAGCCAGCCGTCCGAAAGACGACCGACATTGAGCGATCTGGCCGGGCGTGGCGGCGGGCTCTGCTGTCCGCACTGCGGCTGCCGGCACTTCTGGACGCTCGCGACTCGCCGCAAGGACCGGGAGATTGTCCGCCGCAAGTCGTGCCGGAACTGCGGCTGGCGAATCACCACCTCGGAGCGGGTGGCACCGCTAGATACGTAACCTCGCGGTCCGTTTCCCGAAAATGTCGAAGTTTTCCGGCGGCCAGGTCGGTTATGGGGATATGGCCGACACCATTCCAGCCGCGATCGAGGAGAACGCCCTGGGGCCGAAAAAGGCCTCCGGCGACTCCGGGTCCGTCGAGCAGCACAACATCGCCGACCAGATTGAGGCGGCCAAGTTCAGCGGCGCGCAGTCCGCGGCATCGAAGAATCACCTTGGCTTGCGATTCGTGCAACTCCAACCGCCGGGGGCCGGGTAATCGTGGGCTTGCTCTCGTCAGTCCGCCGGATGTTTTCGTCGCGGCCAGCCCGCCGGCAGCCGCTCACCGACGGGTCCGCGCCCATCCACGGCCGCTACGACGCCGCATCGCTCGGCGGGCTGAACGCCCAGCACTGGGCCAACGCCGACGCCCTGGACGCCGACTCCGCCAACAGCCTGGCGGTCCGCAAGCGGATTATGCAGCGGTCGCGGTACGAGATCGGCAATAACGGGCAGGCCAAGGGCGTCCAGCTAACGCAAGCCAACTACGTCGTTGGCCGCGGCCCGAAGCTGCGGATGCAGACCCGTAGCGAATCGTTCAATGCGATGGTCGAGGCCCGCTGGGAGGCGTGGGCCAAGCGGGCCAAGCTGGCACGCAAGCTCCGCACGGCGGTCAAGGCCAAGGTCTCCGACGGCGAGACGTTCCTGGTGGCCTTCAGCAATCCAGGCCTGTTCTCGTCCGGTGCGGTGCAACTCGATTTGCGAGGCGTCGAGGCCGAGCAGGTGACTAGCCCGGGGCTGGCCCCAGCCGAGCAGCTCCGCGTGGACGGCATCCGGTTCGACCGCTACGGCAACCCGGAGACCTACGAAATCCTCCCCTATCATCCCGGCGGCGAGTGGGGCGGGTTCGGCGTCGCCAACGAGCCGTTGCAGGTACCCGCTCGCTTCGTCTTTCACCTATTCCGCGAGGACCGACCGGGCCAGCATCGCGGCATTGGCGAGTTCACCCCCTCGCTCAACCTCTACGCGCAGGGTCGGCGGTACCGCGAGGCCACTTTGGCGGCGGCGGAGAACATCGCCAACTTCTCGTTGTTTCTCCGCACGCAAATGACACCGGACGAGGGCCCGGATGCCGTCCGCCCATTGAGTACGCTGCCGATCGACAAGGGGATGATGGTGGCCCTGCCCGGCGGTTACGAGGCCTGGCAGCCGAAGGCGGAGCAGCCGGCGGCGCAGTGGTCGGACTTCAACCGCTCGCTTTCCTGCGAGCAGGCCCGCCCGCTGAACATGCCCTACAACATCGCCAACGCCGACTCCAGCGGCTACAGCTTCAGCGGCGGCAAGCTCGACCACCTGACCTATTTCGTCTCGGTGGACACCGAGCGAGCGGATGCCGAAGACGCCGTCCTCGACCCGCTGTTTGATCTCTGGTTCACCGAGGCGGTGCGAGTCTACGGCTGGACCGTACCGGCCGACCCCGCGCCGAACCACACGTGGGACTGGCCGCAGAAGCCGGTGATTGACGACGTGAAGACGGCCAGCGCTCGCAAGATCGACCTCGCGACGGGCGTGGGCACTTTGCGGCGAATCTACGCCGAGCAGGGGCTCGACTTCGAGGACGAGGTCCGCGTGATGGCCGAGGACTACGGCGTCACGGTCGACCAGATGCGGGAGGCACTGTTTGCCAAGCACTTCGGCGGCCAGCAGAACACCGATAGCCAACCCGCAACACCACCGAATCAATCGCCGGCCGGCCAGAACGGCAGCGGCCGCATGAACGGCAACGGAAGGGTACTGGTATGAGCAAGCGACGAGAGCGGACGACACGCAAGCGACTCCGCCGCATCGAGGCAGCGGGACCGCTACCGGAAATCAAGGCGGAAGCGGCGCCCATCCAGTGGATCGAAGCAGCCGATGGGGAAGGCGAGCCGAAGCCCGGGAAGTTCACGATCAACGCCTACAACGGCGGGCCGATGGTGGTCAATCGCTGGGCCGATCCGGTCGTGATCGACCTGTCTGGGCTAGAAGCCAAGGCCCCACTGCCCGTGCTCCGCGACCATGACATCGGTCGCATCGTCGGCCATGCCACCGAGGTGGCCAACGACGGCAAGCGGCTCTCGCTCTCCGGCATTGTGTCCGGCGCCGGGCCGCACGCCACCGAGGTGGTGGCCAGCGCCAAGGCGGGGTTCCCG